ACGATCACGTCCGGTGAGGCGGGAGACGACGTGCGGGTGCAGGAGACGCTGGCCGACAATGGCGGGTCGCGCACGGTCAGCAGCGCGGCAGTTAGTGTGGCGGCATCGGCAGTATGGACGCCTGCCAGCCTTGGCTCAAAGCTGATTGTATGGCTTGATTTCACCGATCCAGCCGCCATGAACACGGCAGCGGATGGGTCGGGCAGCGCGCCGTCTGATACAGACACAGTTCACCGTGTCAACGACAAGTCCACTCAAGGCAATGATTTCAACAGCGCCAATGGCTTCGGCACCTACGACAGCACCAACAACTGCATCGTCACAACTACTACCGACGATGATCTGCCCGTGCCTGCTGGCACCCTAACCGGCACGACGACAGACATGATTGTTGCCGCAGTTATGAACAGCAACGGTGACAACAGCTTCGTGCTGACCGGAGTGCGAGGCCCGTTGATCTACTTAGGGCAGGCGAACCTTGGCGCCTTGAACACAACCATTTCCTCACCGGAGTATGGATCGTCCCTTGAATACTACGACGATGGTGTTCTGATTTCCCCCAACACTCGAAACGACCTGTTCAACGAGTGGGGTAATAAATGGGCTTATCCAGAAGTTCATGGCGTGGACATCAACTCGAACGACCCCGATGTATCACCGTTCTATTACCCGTCGATTTCTTTGAACAATGGTCTTGTGCGACATTACCTCCTTCTTACGAACAACCTCACGGCGGGCGAACTGTCTGATCTTCGTGCTTGGTTTGCAGGGGAGACGTGATGTCACGCAAAATCCGATTTAGCGGCTTTCCTACAGGCGAGACCGTTTCCCTCTCGGCCTCTCAGAATGGTGTGACATCCGGTCCCGTAAGCGTAAGCGCATGGAAGGCTGCCGTTTCCGTATCGATCAGCCGCCACCCAACCGGCAATGTCCTGCCGGGTGAGGTCGTTATTTTCTACGTCACAGGAACCTCCGGCTTCACCGGCTCTGACGAATACGAGGAACTGGACTTCGAGTGGGACTTCGGTGACAGCGGGGCAACCTATTCCGTCGCACAAAACCTACCGTATTCGGACGGCAATACGGAATATGGCCGGATCGTCTCCCACGCCTACACCACGACCGGCGCAAAGACGATCACGGTCACGTTGCGCGACCACGCTACCGGACAGGTCGGCACTGCGACCATTCCCGTTACCGTGGACGATCCCGACAGCGACATCACATGGGACAACGACATTTACGTGGACTTCGGGGAGATTTCAGGCACACCGGATTTCACTGGCGCTGCTCCGCAGGGCGGGGGCGTTGTTCACGTCTCGTCCATCGCCGAATTGCAGAACCTTTCCCTGAACGGGAGCGCAGCCACCCGAAATACACGCATCACCTTTAAGAAAGGCGAGACGTTCACCTGGAACGCAAGCAGCTTCGGATGCGCGGGTCGCACCTACATCACATCGAGTGACAGCTTCGGCTCCGGCGCACGACCGAAGATCATTTCCGGCGAGCCGGATTTCAACGATTTCAACGGGGAACTGGAAACGCTCAAACTTTTCAACCCCGGCAATACGGGAGGGCAAAGTCACTTCGCGGTCTACGGCGTAGATTTCGACGGAACGTATGATCCAGTCACGGGAACGCATAACGGCGGAGGTTGGACGATTGTCTGCGGAGGTCTCAAGGCGGACGACGGCGACCTGTATCGCTCCTTTTGCCAGTGTAACCTCACGGGCATGAGGGCCGTCTTTATGTCGGAAGGCGCGGACGACATCGGAGCAACCGAGCGAACGTTTTTCGCAATGCATGATACGAACGTGCAGGACTGGTCGGACTTCGGCGTTGCCGTATTCGGCACACACCTTATTGCCGGGATTGGCGGGTGCAGCATCCACCAGAACCCGTTGGCACACACGCGGGATGGCAAGCCTGTTCAACCCTACACGACCGACGACCTGAACAGATCGGCAGACCACGGCCCGCTGCGTCTACACAACACTGAATACATCGGTATCACCAACTGCTTCATCGCTAACAGCACGGGCTGGTCTGCCCTATTGCCCAACGACCGTTCTATCCAGCCGATCCTGCGGTTGTCCACGCCGTATATCGACATGGGAGCCGACAATCCGTTCTCGCTGGTTACGGGCAATATCCAGCGGAACCGGACCATCGGGCATGGGGGCTGGCAGCTTGGGCGCAGGGAAATCAACAACGCGGGCGGGCTGGTCATGGGTTATTTCCCACGGCACGCCATGATCATAGACCGAAACGAGCATACAATTACCCGCCAGCACGCCGATCATTTCATTGTCTCGTCTGGCGTTACCGGGATCTACGCCCGCAACAATGTCTACTACTGCGCTGATGTCTACTCGGCATCCAACCAATTCACAGTCTTTTTCCGAAACACACCAGCCAATGCGGATTGGTATGTGTTTGCAGGAGGGGCACAAACTGACCCAAGCTATGTTAGGTTTAACACTATGGTCTCAGACCGCTCTCTCGCCTCTGGTGACAACAAGGCGGTAGAGTTTATTGACGCCGACGCTAGCTCGCTTCCAACCCCGATATCCGAGAACAACATCGTCTGGGCTCCAAACCACACCAACGCGGGCGATTTCACCGACTACACGCCACTTGACCGTTCGGACAACTTCAAGCCCGTCACCGGCTCGGCGGCCATCGACGCGGTGTCCTCGGGCACCATCCCCGTTCGTGACTTCGAGGGCAATCTGCGTGGGGCGACAACGAACTTGGGCGCGCATGACACGGAGAACGCATCGGCGGGAACAGTCGCGGCTCCGTCCTATACGTCTGGCCTCACCATTGCGGAGCTTTCTTGGGCGGCTGGCGACTACCACGTCAACGATTGGGGCACCTGGGACCACTGGCCCCTCGAAGACCGCTACATGGTAGAATGGAACTGGGAAGTCGATGGTTTCGGCCTGACTGATGGCGGCGAGCCTGCTCACTTCCGCAACTGGGCGAGGATCACGACCGAAACCGGAGACCTCACCTGCACGATCACCGCCACGAACCGCTCGGGGGTGAGGGAGCCTGCAACCTCGAACCCACTTACGCTGACGTGAGGTGAGCGATAAGCTTAGGAGACTAAAATGAGTCTTTGTGCTATAACAGGAACACTTCATGATCGGTCGGGTACACCGCTCGCACACACCAATCTTGTCGTAGTCCCACGACAGCCTGTCACAGGCGATGACGTTACGCTCATTCCGTTGGAGGAAACATTTACCTCCAATGCCGTAGGAGAAGTCTCCTTCAGCCTCTATCCCGGCAGGTACCTCGGCGAGATCGCCAACGGCACGGAGATTATTCGTTTTCCGTTCACCGTGCCCTCACAAGATACTGCAACCCTTGCTGACCTCGTCCGTGCCAATGGCACCATCGAGCCTTCAATTCTATCTTCTGCCCGCAGTGAAGCCGACATAGCTGCGGCCAGCGCCGCCATCGCCTCTGCGCAAGCCGCAGTCGTTTTAACCTACGCAAACATTTCAATAGAAAACGAGGGCCTGTGGGTTTCCGGAACATCCTATACCGCAGGCGATGTCGTTTGGTCGCCCACCGATTTCCAAAACTACCGAGCCAAGACGGATCATTCATCATCCACCGATCCGGCGGCCGATACGACAAACTGGCAAAAGATCACCGTCGGCACGGGAATGGACCCGAATGATAATCTTTCGCAGCTTTCCGACTACGCTGCCGCCCGCAGCAATCTAAACGTACCAGGGAAAGCCTCTGACGAGGCCATCACAGGCAACTGGACTATCTCAAATACCTGGACCTTCAGCGGCGTCCTTAACGTCACCGGCGACCTTCAACTTGGCGGCACTGCCGTTACTGCCGTAGGCGAAGCCGTTATGACAGCCGCGGATGCCGCTGCAGGCCGTTCCGCAGTCGGTGCCGTTGGCCTTTCCGACGCTCAAACATTGAGCAATAAGACTTTCGGCGACGGAACCGCTGTCGTCACCGATGCTGTTTCGTGGACAGGCGCCGTAACCCTCGATCCTGCTAATGGCCTTATTCAAACAGTCACTCTTACCGGAAATGTCAGTGGCATCACCGACTCCCTCGTAGACGGCGAAGGAGTTCTTCTCGCTATAGATGACGGCGCGGGCTACACAATCACGTGGCCTACGATGACGTGGCTTGACGGCTCGGCGCCCGTTCTAGCTACAACCGGCCTGACGTGGGTAAGCGTCTGGAAAGTCGACACGACGCTTTATGGGGTTCAGATAAGATAATGCTTTTTCTCCCTTATTTCAACCTGTTGCCTCGAAGAGAGCCGGATATTTCTCGGCTGGCTTTCGAGCCGACACAGGAACTCGATCCGACAGACTACGCACCGTCAAAACGTTCTATTTCTGTTCAACCTGGCGGTGACAGTGTAATTTGCTGGGGGTATACGGAAGATTATCTAGCCCAATACGATCTTTCCGTGCCGTATGACTTAACGAGCGGAAGCCTGACATATGACGGGTTTTCTGGAACATTAACTGGAGGCCAAGGAGTATTTACTCCTAGTGGTGTGTTCTATTTTCCTAGGGGTGTGGCAGGAGGTTTTGACGATAATATTCTTATAAACAATGGCAGTACTACAACTCCATTTCGTATAGGAGGAACTAACTCTTCTGCAGCTGATATAGGCGTGGCAAGAGACTATTCCGCTATAGTTTGGGCCGACGAAGGAAACGCCATTCTTTCGTTGGAAAGAGCACCCGGCTACGTTCGTTACCACACATTAGCCGCCGCATATGACCTGTCAAGCGGTGCTACTGTAACCGAAGATACGGCAAAAGAATTAGATGTTGAAGCTTTGCTTCCCGCGCTTAGCTATACACCATATTTCTCTGGCCTATCTCTTTCCAGCTCAGGCAGAAAAATGTTTATTTCGGAACTTTCGGTCAGCCGCCTTTTTCAATTCACCCTTTCTATCCCATACGACCCGAGTACTGCTACATACGACGACCAATACATCCTTGAAGACGACACCGGCGGCGTCGAAGTCCGCGCCGCTGTCCTTACCGACAACGACCGCTACCTTATCGGCGTCGTAGACGGCACAATTGACGGCTTCCAACGTTGGAGATTCTGATATGCAACTGCTTCGCGTAGTCAACGGAGCCCCGGAACCCTACACCACCTCACGGCTCCGACAGGACAATCCGAACGTTTCGTTTCCTGCCTCGTATCCGGCGGCGCTACTCGCCGAGTACGACGTCTTCCAGTACGTTACGGACGACCCTCCGGCCTACGACCAGGTCCTCGAGCAGATCGTCCCCGGAAACTTCTACGAGGACGCTGGAACATGGCGGCGCGGGTGGACTATCGAGCCCTCTCCGGTTCCCGAGTACGTCACTAAGGTAGGCCTTAAACGAGCTTGCGAGCAGCAAGCCGATTGGGACGGCGCCGGAAACAACCTTTGGCAGGTGGCGAAGGCCGCGATCGCCACCCTGTCTGACAGCGAACAGGACGAGTGGAACCTTGCTACGCAGGTTCCCCGTGAAAACTCTGCCTTCGTCGCCCTCGCAACATCGCCCGCAATCGGCGCTACCGAGCAGCAGATAGACGACGTGTTCCGCCTAGGAAAGTTTCTCGAATGATCCTCTACTTCCTCAAAACCCCATCAAGTTTCGAGAAAGATTGGCGCGGCTTTGCAATCAACGCGGCGGGCCATGCGCTAGCCGTAGGCGCCCTTCCAATTCTTTGGTGGCCTCCACTTCTAGCCGTCACCCTCACCCTTTACGCTGTTTGGGAGGCTGTTCAGTGGAACCAATATAACGCTGAGTTATGGGACTGCTTCCACGATTGGGCCTTCGTAGCCATTGGCGCGGCCTTAGCTTTCGCGCCGACAATCCCCCTAGCCCTCGCTATCGTAGCCTTTTACCTAGCTGGAGTTTTTAGGAGGTTATAAATTGACCGAGCACGACGTTAGTGGACGAGTAAAAGCGTTGGAAGCTTTACGAGATGCAGATGTGAGACAGATAGAAAGACTCGATAACCACATTCGGCAACTTTCGGAGGCGACAAATACGCTTACCGGAGAGGTAAAAGTACTGTCTTCGAAAATGACCGATCTTTCTTCTCTTCCAGCTAGGGTAGATGAAAACGCCACGGCGGAACAAGTTAACGATGCTTTGCGAAAGCAAAAGAATGAACAGCAAGAAGAGTTCCGCGTCCACATTAACACACTCGTAAGCCGCATCAGCATGGCAGTCGGCGGGATTGTCAGCCTCGTCACCATAGGAGTTCAAATATGGCTAAACGTCTAAGCCTCGTCCCCAACTGGAAGGCCATCTTGAAGAGGTCCTACAGCATCTGGTTTGGCGCCTACCTTCCACTCCTTTGGCTGCTGATCCCGGAGATAGTCTTCTACCTTACCGGCCGCGATTGGTCGCCTACCTTCGTCTGGATCGTGGCCTTCCTTCTCGCCTCCATCACCCCAATCGTCCGCATCCTTCGACAGGGTATCGACTATGATTGAGTGGCTCCTTTGCGCACTTTTCGCGGTCTGCGGCTCCACCGCCCCGGACAGCGCGCCTTCGTGGTCGGAGACGGCTGTTCACGCTGTCCCGCTTGTAGCCCGTTGGGAGGGCCTTCGTACCGAAGCCTACCTCGACACAATCGCCGAGCCGCCCGTCTGGACGATTTGTTACGGCGAAACGCAGGGAGTCCAACCCAATGAAGTCCGCACGGAAGAAGAATGTGAGCGTGGGCTCCGTCAAGGCTTGCAAGTCTATTGGCACCACTATCGCGGCTATGTTGAGGACGCTCGGGTGCTCGAGTCGGAAAGTGATGCGGCCTTCACGTCTCTGACGTGGAACATTGGATGGGGCGCGATAGGCCGCTCTACAGCCATGCGGCGGATCAATGCGGGCGACGTGGCCGGAGGCTGCGAGGCGTTGACTTGGTGGAACAAAGCTGGAGGCCGCGTTATCCGTGGCCTCGTCAACCGGCGGCAGGACGAATACCGCCTTTGTCTGGAGGGAACCTGATGTGGGAACTTTTAGTAAATATCTTCGCAGGCGCTTTGATGATGCTAGTCGTCGTCGGCGCCTTCGGTATCCTCTACGCCTATTTTACGAAAGGTAAGTGGTGATAGAAAAGATCATCATACTTGCAGGCGCCGGAATGCTTCTATTCCTCGGCTACCAAGCCTATACCATCCAAAGCCTGCAACAAGAACTAGCCTTTACCTCGGAGACCCTTTCATCGTGCCGCGCAACTCTCGCGGCCTATTTAGAAGGAGAGGACATCGATGATGACATCCCGCTTGACCTTGATGGCTTCCCTATTCCTCCTGAGTGGCTGCGAGGCGATCCTGTCCCGCGAGCCCCCTCCACTGGACCCTAAGGAATTTTTCTGCCTCAACACGGAAGACTTCCGTTACCTACAGGAAGAACTCGATGCCCGACAACCATGGCCTGCCAACCTCGCACGAGAGTTCCGCATCAACTCGCGGCGAGACCTCTGGTGTTAACACCTTCCGTGTTCACTTCAGCTTCAACGAGCGGGAACTCGTGGCCTTCGGCGTATCCAGCTCGAATACGAAAGAACTATGGCTAGTCTTCAGCGTCTTCCTGATGTTTGCAGTGGCCGAACTCGCACAAAGTTTGTGGCCGATATTGCAGACGCTGTAAGAGTGTGATACGATGAAAAACGGGCAAAGTTTCTTGGGAAGCACCATATGAGCGACGAAATCATAGACGAGTTGGGCACCTACGCCTACGACCCGGTTTCGTTCGTCTATTGGGCGTTTCCGTGGGGCGAGCCGGGGGAACTTCTCAGCGAGACAGGCCCCGACAAGTGGCAGCTTTGGGTGCTCGAGCAGGTTCGCGACGGCTTGCTTACGCTTGATGAGGCCATTCAAATAGCAGTCACCTCCGGCCACGGAGTTGGAAAATCTGCGCTCGTCGCTTGGCTGGTCTGGTGGGGCTTTTCCACGTTCCCTGGAACTCGTGGAGTCGTCACGGCCAACACCGAGAACCAGCTGAAGACGAAGACGTGGGTTGAAATTTCTAAGTGGTATCGCCTTTTCATCGCCCGCCATCTCTTTAAGTGTACCGCAACGGCACTTTTCGCGGCCGATGAGGACATGGCCCGCGAGTGGCGGATCGATATTGTTCCGTGGTCGGAGCGAAACACGGAAGCTTTCGCGGGCCTCCACAATGCGGGCAAACGTATCCTCATCATCTTCGATGAGGGCTCCGCTATTCCCGATGTGATTTGGGAAGTCACTGAGGGCGCGACGACCGACGAAGACACTGAGATTATGTGGTTCGTTTTCGGCAACCCTACTCGAAATACAGGCCGTTTTCGCGAGTGTTTTGGAGACGGCAAGTTCGCCCATCGGTGGATCAACAAAGAGGTTGACTCCCGAGAGGTCAAACGGACAAATAAGGAGCAGCTTCAGCGCTGGATCGACGACTACGGTGAGGACTCTGACTTTTGCCGCGTCCGCATTTTTGGAAAGTTTCCGCGGACGGACGAAAACTCCTTCATCAACCGCGACCTTGCGGTAGCCGCGGTCAATCGTATCGTCCACGAGCAGAATGTTCCTTGGGTTCTCGGGGTCGATGTAGCCCGCTTCGGCGACGACTTCTCTGTTATCTACCCACGCAAAGGCCGTGATGCATCCTCGATCGAGCCGAAACTCTACCAAGGCCTCGACACGATGCAACTTTCAACTCGAGTAATGGAGCTGTACTATGAACTTGATGCTGCTGTTATTTTCGTGGACGGTGGTGGCGTGGGCGGCGGTGTCGTTGACCGGCTGGGCTCTCTTGGTCTACCTGTAGTCGAAGTCCAATTCGGGGGAAAACCGGACGGCGTTAATATGCGCGACCCCTCCGTTTCCTACGGAAATAAACGAGCGGAAATTTGGGGCGCGATGCGGGACTTCCTTCGTACGGGTTCCATTCCTGACGCAGTCCGCGGAACCGATTTGTCGCTCGTCAAGGAACTGATAACACCGACCTACTCCTTTAACTCTCGTGATCAGATCGTACTCGAGCCGAAGGAGGCCATCAAGCGTCGTGGCGAGCGGAGCCCCGATATTGCTGATGCGCTGGCCGTCACCTTCGCCTATCCTATCCCGGCAGTAAAGCAAACTGCCGAACTCGACTCTAAACCTGAAGACTACAACCCGTTTGCAGAGGAGAGACTCTATGGGGTTCTTGAAGCCTAAGACGCCGAAGATGCCAGAGATGCCAGAGACGCCTAAGCCGCCACCGCCGAAACTCGGCCCGCTGCCGCCCACGTCAGCGTCCGCCCGGCCTGACGGCAGCCAATTCAGCAGCCAGCGGTCGTTCGAAATGCCGGGGGTGGCGACTTCCTCGCTCGGTCTTATCAATCCGAATCTGCTGAAACGTAACACAGGCGGCGGAACTCCCGTCCGTCAATATATCGGAGGTCAGGCGTGAAAAAACTTCCCATAGACGCACTCAAGCGGCTACAGGGAACTGTTGCGGCCGCTGAGGATGAGTTCTCCTATTGGCGGCCTCATTTTCAAGAGATTGCGAAATACATCATGCCTCGGCGATACGTTTGGCTCGCCGAGCAGTCGCCGCTGAAAGGCAACCTGCAGTCTAAGGGAACCCGCGCTTCGAAGCAGAGAAACAATCGCATTCTCGATCCGACAGGAACGACGGCTCTGCGCGACATGTCGGCGGGCCTTTTGAACGGTATCACCTCGCCCGCCCGTCCGTGGTTACGCCTCCGTGTCAGCGGATTCGAGTACGAGGAGCAAGAACGCGAGGTCCGCGCCTACATGGACGAGTGCGCCCGTCGGATGCAGATTGTCCTAGCTGAGTCAAACTTCTACAACGCTATGGCGGTGCTCTACCTCGATCTCGGTTGCTTTGGCACCGCTTCTATGCTCGTCTACGAAGATTTTGAAGAGGTTGTCCGCTTCTACAATTCCCCGATGGGGGAGTATCGGCTCGCGCAAGATCATCGGCGAATGGTCGATACCTTTACGCGGACCTTCGTTATGACGCTCCGCCAACTCGTTCAGATGTTTGGCGAGGAAAACGTCGATCCAAAACACAAACCTAAGATTAAAGAGGGCGGACAGGCAATGGCGCAGCCCGTTGTAGTCTGCCATCTGATCGAACCTAACACGGACAACGGTGGCCCCGAATACCTCAAGGGCGGCTTCGATTACCGGGAGTTCTATTGGGAAAAAGACTGCCAAAGCGGGCAGCTTCTCGCCCACAACGGCTTCTATGAAAAGCCAGGTGCGTGGCCTCGGTGGGAAGTTACGGCAAATGACATCTACGGAACGTCACCCGCGATGGACGCGCTGCCTGACATCATTCAGCTTCAGCAAGAAACGCTTCGAAAAGGGCAGTCGCTTGACTACCTCGTGCGCCCGCCGGTGGCCCTTGAAGGTTTCATGGCCAACCGCCCGACATCGCTCCTACCGGGCGGAAAAACCGCAGTTCCTTCCGGCGCCTCCTTCGGCGCGAAACCTATCTACACGGTTCAGCCGCCGCTTGACGCTATGACCCTCGACATCCGCGACATCCAGATGCGGATACAAAAGCTCTTCTACAACGATTTGTTCCGTATGATTTCGAACCTCGACACGGTTCGGACGGCCACGGAAATTGATGCTCGAAAGGAAGAGAAGCTAGTCCTTCTCGGCGCAGTGCTCGAGCGGTTTGAAAACGAGGCGCTCGATCCAGTCATCCGTCGAGTCTTCCGCATCATGCAGCGCAAGCAACTCTTTCCGGAGCCGCCGGAAGGGCTCGACGAGGCGCAGATCGAAGTCGAATACGTTTCGATCTTGACGGAGGCGCAGAAGGCTGTCGGCACCGCCACGACCGAACGGTTCCTGCAGGTCTACGGCAACACGCTTGCTATCGCCCCCGAGTTGAAGGCCACCGTCAACATGGATGAAATCATGCGGGACTATGGAGATCGTCTCAGCGTACCGGCTCAGTACTTCTATACCCGCGAAGAGGCCGCGGCTGCCCGGCAGCAGGACAATCAGAACGCCGAAGCCCGCGAAGCCGCGTTGGTCGGAAACGAGCTTACACAAGCCGCGAAGAATCTCAGCGAGACTGACGTGGGTGGAGGCGCCAATGCGATGCAAAGACTTCTTGGAGGCTGATATGGTCGCATCATGTTGCGTGATCGCCATATGTTGACTCCATAAAAAATAGGCTGTACGATGTCAGAGAAGAGAAAAAATAGGATTACAGACCGCCATACGAGGGACGATGAGCTTGTTCAAAAACAAGCACTGCAGAGACTTCTTGCAACTGCTGATGGGCGTCGGTTGTTTTGGGGTATCTTGTCGGATACGGGATTGTTCTCCAATCCTCATTCCGGCAATGCTCTCGACTCCGCATTCAAGGCGGGAATGATGAACGTTGGACAGTCTATCTTGGAAAGAATTGAGGCCGCGGATCGGCGGGCTTTCCTGCAGATGCAAGAGGAAAACATACAAATCGTAGAGGCACTTGAGGCCAAACTAGCAACCGTAGAGGATGAACAAGATGAATATGCTGCTGATGACGGGGACTGACTTTTTCGCGCAGTTCCTTCGGAAGCCGGAAGGTGAAGAGGGTTCGGGTGAGACTCCTCCAGCGAGCCAAGAAGGGACGAGTGAAGGTGGCTCCCTTCTTGGTGAAGGCGATAAAGCCGAAGATGGAGATGATGGCTCCCCGAAGTCGCTCCTTGGGGAGAGCGACGATGGCGAGGGCGGCGGTTCTTCTGAGGGTGCGGAACCGCCGCCCGAGCTGAATAAGGATGGTGTGATCGAGTCCCTCGGCGAAGATTTCGTCGTACAGGACCAAGAGAAAATTGACGAATTCTTTGAGCTTCTCAGCAACGAAAAAGACCCAAACAAGGTCGCCGAGAACGCTCTTCGGATGCTGACTGACGTGCAAAGCCAGTGGATGACGGAGATCAGTGAAAACTGGAATAGCACGCAGGCAGAGTGGCAGCAGGCCGCGAAAGAACACCCCGAGTTCGGAGGTGAGAATTTCGATCGTTCGTTGGCTACCGCCAAAGAAGTCGCTTTGAAGTATGGGGGGAACGAGTTTTTGGGCCTCCTTAACCTGACAGGCGCGGGCAATCATCCTGAGATGATCGCTTTTCTCAACAAGGTCTACAAGGACCTGCCACATGAAGGCAGTCCCGTGACCGGCTCACCAACCGATACGCAGGAGAAATCTCTTGCGGACAAACTCTTTGGAGGCTAACTAAATGGCAACACTAGCAGCCCAAAACCCGACGCTGCTGGATCACGCGAAGTCGCTTGATCCGGACGGTCAGGTGGCGGCGGTGGTTGAAATTCTCAATCAGACGAACGAAATGCTCGCTGACATGACGTTCGTTGAGGGCAACCTGCCGACCGGCCATCGCACGACGATCCGTACTGGTATTCCGGCACCGACATGGCGGAAGCTCTACGGCGGAGTGCAGCCCACGAAAACGACCCGTGAGCAAGTCACGGATACCTGTGGGATGCTCGAGGCCTACAACGAGATCGACAAGGCGCTTGCCGACCTTAACGGCAACACAACTGAGTTCCGCCTCAGTGAAGCCCGCGGGACGCTCGAGGGCATTACGCAAGAATTGCAGCAGACGGCAATCTATGGTGACACCGAGGTGAACCCGGAACGGTTCGACGGCCTCGAGGTCCGCTACAATTCGCTGTCCGCCGACAATGCTGACAACATCATCGACGCCGGCGGGACAGGTTCGGACAACCGTTCCATCTGGCTTGTTGTTTGGGGTCAGGAGACGTGCCACGGGATCATCCCGAAAGGCTCGACCGCAGGCATCCAAGTCAACGATAAGGGCCAAGTCACCATCGAAAACGCAGATGGGAACCAAGGCCGGATGGAAGGCTACCGTATGCACTTCCGCGTTGATGCGGGGCTGTGTCTGAAAGACTGGCGCTATGTAGTCCGTATCGCCAACGTCGATAGGTCATCTCTTGCAGGCGATCTTTCGACCGGCGCAAACCTGCCGAACCTGATGTTCGAGGCGATGGAGCGTGTTCCGTCTCTCGACATGGGGCGGGCTACGTTCTACATGAGCCGTGACGTGCGGACAATCTTCCGTCAGCAGCTTGCCAACGAGACGAAGCAGTCGACTCTTTCCTACGAAAATGTCGGCGGCATCCGCTCGATGATGTTCAACGAAGTGCCGATCCGCCGAGTGGACAAGCTGGCGGTCGATGAAGCCCGCGTAACCTAAGGAGAACGCCTGATGATTATGGATGAAACACTAGAGTTCGCTGACGGAGCCGATGTCTCCGGCGCGGCGGGCACGGCCTTGGTCGGCGATGTTGTCGATCTTGGGGCCAACGTAAAGAATGTTGGCCGCGGCGAGCATCTTTATCTGGTCATTCAGGTAGAGACTGCTGCTTCGGGTGGCACCTCTATCGCCTTCGAGTTGGCCTCGGATGCGGCGGCGGGAATTGCTACGGATGGCTCGGCCACAACCCATTGGACCTCCGGGGCTGTGGCGGTGGCCGATCTTACCGCCGGAAAGCGGTTCATTGTGCCTCTGCCGGAAGGCGTGGACTACGAGCGGTACCTCGGTATCCTCGCCACCCGAGTCGGCACGGTATCGACCTGCGACATCTCTGCTTTCCTCACGGATCGTCCGCAAAATTGGGCATCGTATCCTGACGCGGTGAACTAAGATGAAGGCTAAGCTTCGTTTCGCGGCTTTCATTCCGAAGGTGGGCGTCGTTGGGCCGGGCATCGTTGACTGGCCTGACGACCGTCCACTTCCGTCTTCGGCGGAGAAGCTTTCAGCGGCTGAGGCCAAGAAGGCGGAAGAGCCAAAGAAAGAAGAGAAGCAAGAAGAGCTTCCCTTGAAGGACGTGAACCCGGCTACCGGAGGCAAGAAGTAAATGCAAGAGTCGGCCCTTGATATTTGGAACCTAGCCCTTTCGGCGGTCCACGCTAAGGGCCGGCTCACCTCACTTACGGACAATAAAAAAGAACGCTACGAGTGTGAAACGTGGTATGACATCACTGTTCGTACGGTTCAAGAGGCCGCGTTCTGGCCGAGCAGCAAGCGCTCGAGTGTCCTTGAAGACCAGCAGGAAGTGACAGATACGACGGAGACCTCGACACACTTTTCGTACAGCTATCGCCTGCCGTATGACCTTATCAGGCCGCGGTATCTTGTGTCGTATCTGCCGTTCGAGTTACTCTACGATTGGAACACCGTCGAAGTCCGCCTTCATACGAATGACGACAACGCTCGGCTCGTCTACACGGCCCTCCAAGAAGACGTTAAAATGTGGACTCCGGGTCAGGTAATGGCTACGGCTTATGGCCTAGCCGGGCAGATCGCTGGTCCACTTACAGGCCGCGGAGAGTTGATTCAGAAGAACTTTCGCCTAGCCAACGGCTACCTTATGGACGCACAGGCGTCTGTGTTGAACTCCGAAGCCCTTGCGATGGAGACATCTACCCATTCGGTGGAATGTTTGGAGTGAACGATGCCTGAGTCTTTCATTTCGTTTGCTTTTTCGGCGGGCGTCCTGTCGCCGGGATTGCTTTCGCGGCCCGACCTTGAAAAGTACGACCTCGCCCTTAGAAAAGGCCATAATTGGATTGTGGACTATCGAGGCGGTATCTTCGTTCGACCGCCTTCGGAATACTGCGTGCCAACGAAGAACGGAAACGAGGCTGTTAAGCTTTATCCTTTCCGCTTTAACCTCTTTCAAGGAAACATCTATACTATTGTCTTCGGAGATGAGTATATTCGGTTCCTGCAAGATGGCCGCTACGTGACCGATGTTTCTACGGAGGCTACGGTAACGGATATTTCGACAGACGCGCCTGCAGTAGTGACGACGGACGGCGCTCACGGCTACTCCAACGGCGACTGGATTTACCTTTCGACGGGCTACTATTACCTCGACAGCTTTCCATTCATCGTAAGCGATGCAACGTCTACGACATTCCAGCTACAAATTCCTAACTCGTCAGAAAAAGTGGACCTTGCCCACTTGAACGGAGTCGCTACAGTAAGCGGAACCGTGAAAAAAGTCTACGAAATCTCTTCCCCCTATACCCTTGCAAACCTATCTACCCTCGACTTCGACCAATACCGGGATGAGGTCTACATAACGAGCACGGAGTACTTTCCGCGAAAGCTTGTGCGGGCGGCGGACAACGACTGGACCATCGACCTTGTTGACTTTTCCGGTAACAGAAATGCTCCCGGAGCACCGACGATTATAGTAGGGAAACAGAATAATGGTACAACTTACAACCCCGATACCGCCTCTACCGATGCAGGCGTCCTATACGGAGTCACCGCGGTTAATGCCGAAGGTCAAGAAAGCTACCTAAAAGACATTGGCATGGCGCTGAATGTCATCGACATCACTACCGAGCGCGGCTTTATCACTCTTGAGTGGACGGCCGTTTCTGACGCAATTCGCTACAACGTCTACCGAAGCCTATTCCTCGTCAAAAGTCAAGCGATGACCTTTGCGCAGGAACTTGGCTATATTGGAAAGACTCAGGCGCCGATCTTCCAAGATAATAATATTGTGCCAGACTTTACACAGACACCGCTGGTAATAGACAACCCCTTTACCGATGGTGCAATACTCGTCGTGAACGTTACGGCACCCGGAAGCGGCTACGGAAAAACTGACACTACTATTTCCATCACCAATGGTACTGGCTTTGAAGGCAAGGTCATCGTCAATGATGATGGTGAGGTCATCGGCGTCCGAATACTCAACCCCGGAAAAGATTACGCAAACGGGGCAGTAACTTTCGGAGGCGCCGGAACCGGGGCGACTGCCACGATCAATACAAGCCCTGTTGGAGGAAACAATCCGTCAGCCACTGCGCAGCTTCAGCAACGCCGCATCTACGCAGGCACGCTTAACTTGCCTATGACTATCTTTGCTTCTCGTGTAGGGCAGCCTGACAGCTTCGACTTTTCTTCTCTCGTTGTCGCGGACGACGCGTACGACCTATCAATGGACTCGCCACAGCTAACACCTATCGCCCACCTAGTTAAGGCGGACCTCGGCTTGCTTGTCTTTAGCGCTCAGCAGGTTATGCAGGTTCGTTCGACCGAAGACGGGATCATAACGCCGACGACATCGAAAGCGGAAAATATTTCAGACCTTGGGGCGGAGCCCATTAAACCGATCCGAGCGGAGGACAACACGCTTTATATAGCCTACGGCTCGCATTCAATTCTTTCTATTGAACCGACTCAGCTTCGTAACTATTATCAGGTCCGTGATATTTCCGTCTTCTCCAATCACTTCTTCACGCCCTATAATAAGGTAGTGAACTGGACGCTCTCGAAAATTCCGCAGAGCATCGTGTGGACGGTGCGGGAAGATGGCAGCCTCGTGACGATGGCCTACAAACCGGAGCAGAACGTCTACGCTTGGACAGACCACTCGACCGACGGTTTCTACCTCGACGTGGTGTCGGTTACGGAAGATAGTCAAGATGTTGTCTATACGGCTGTCGAGCGGGAAGGCAACGTCTACATTGAGCGGTTCGTGCCGTTTGATCCAGAATTTGAATATGATAACTATGCTACGGACTCCTTCTTCGCGTTGCCCGCCGAAACCAACAATGACGCTGTGACTGTCTCCGACAGGAAAGGCTCTGACGTTACAGTTTCCTCCGCGACGAGCAGTGCTATTTTTACTGACGTCGTTGAGGGAGACCACATCATGTTCGGCGGCGGATTGCTTGAAGTCCTTAATATCGCCGCGGATAAGAAAAGCCTACAGGCGGACTACATATATCCACTCGAGATAGTCGATCGCCAAACTTATCAGCCTTATTCCTCATATGCATCGTGGAAACGGCTGCCTCAGATCAACCGTGTTCGTGGACTTTGGCACCTTGAGGGCAAGACGTTGAAGGCTATCGTAGGCACCGAAAGCTATGACGTAACAGTTTCTGATGGGGAGGCCCTGCTTCCCGAGTCTCTGCCTGTTCGTGCCGTGGGCCTCGATTATCAAAGTGACCTCGTAACGTTGCCGCTGAAATTGCAGGGCGCTGTTGTCGAAGACAAGAAAAAGAATATCACGGACGTCAGTCTCCGAGTGCAAGGCGCGCGAAGTTTTGCTGCTGGCACTCTTTCCGCGGGCGAGTTCTTCGACATCGAAGATCAGAACTACGATGACTTTGAACTCGATCAGTATATAAACACAAGCATCTATGAGATGGCTGTCAGCAGTGACTGGAGGGATGATGACTCAATCGTTCTCAGAAAAACCAAGCCTTTCAGAGGAAAGCTTCTTGGTCTTGTCACAAACGCGGAGTTCGGACTTGATTGAGGTCACGGCTGAACAACCTCCGGAATGGGGTACGGAAATGTGGCAGGTCTCGAGTGAACGAGGGCCGCTGCTTTTGTTCGGATATACACAGCTTAGTCTCATTGCGAATGAGGTATACCTATTTTTGAAGCTGCTAGAAAAACCGCGGCCGTCGGAATTGAAAAGGTTGAGGCCACTTTTCATCCAATGGGCTGAAGGCTCTCGCGCCGTCATGTCGGTCAAGGGTGAGAAGGAACGACGCTTTGCAGAGTTCTTTGGGCTCTACGATACCGGATGGGACGGGCCTGACGGTGACATCTATGTAGGAGTATTCTGATGGGTTTCTTAGCTCCAGCAGCGGGGGCGGCTGCCGGGGGCGGCTCTATGCTTGGCACTATTGCCAATGTCGTAGGCATTGGCGCGACGATTGCCTCCACCGTTGTCGGAATGCAGGCCGCTCAAGCGCAGGCGCAGGCTCAATATCAGATGGCGATGTATCAGGCTAAGGTGGCCGAAAACAACGCTATCGTGGCTCAAGATAATGCCAAACAACAGCGGCAGGTCGGCGCGATAGACCAGCAAGAGCAAGACTTTGAAGCACTTGCGGTTCTTGCAGAGGAACGAGCTAAACAGGGGGCCTCCGGCTTTACGTTAAATTCGACGGCCTTCCAACGACGAAACGCCACACTTCGGATGCTTGCTCGCCGGGATGCTCTCCGCATCCGGGATGACGCGGAACGAAAAGCTATCGCCTTCGAAAATCAAGCCTCCGGCGAACTTGCGTCAGCCCGTATGAGTGAAATGGAAGCGGACAATGCGTTGACGGCGGGGAAATACAACAGCCTTTCAACCCTGATTGGCGGCGCCAGCATGATAAGCAATCAATTCTCCTCGATGCTTTCGCGTCGGGCCAGAGCGGTGAGTATGCCTTATGCCTGAACCTCTTGGACGTATTCGTTCCTCGCAGCAGATGAACCGAGCGCCCGCGCCACGGGCTAATGCAAATGCTTTCGGTGCAGGCATTGCCCGTGCCATGAGCGGAATGGCCTCGTCGTTGGCGGATTTAGGCGCCTCGGCTCAGACCCTCGCAGACGCAGAACAGCAACTACGTCGTGCTCATGAAGCGAGGCAAAATCGTCGGGTTCGAGCAGATGCACAGGTGGCTATCGAACGTGCGCGAGCTACGCTGGCGATGGAGACGGAAGAACTACGGCGCCAGATGCCCGCAGACGGCTCGGGCTTTACAGAAGCCGTACACGGTCTGGTTACGGAACAGGTCTCGCAGCTTCGCTCGCAGATACCGGATGCTATCCGACCTGAATTTGATGCCCGCCTCGAAGACCTTGTCACCTCCTTCTCTGTATCGGCGTATGAAACGGAACTATTGCAGGCGGACGAGGCCTATACCAACTCGGTGTCGGAACTGTTACAGCAGGCGCAGAATGAGATTGTCCTGAACGAGGGCGACCCGACCATTATCGAAGAATGGCGCGGACGTCTTGCAGGGCTGCTGTCTACCTCACCGCTCGACGCGGCGGCTACGGAAATACTCACGGATCAGGTAAATAGTACCCTCGATGTTCTCGCCTTTACGCGAGAAGCTCGGGCGGCTGTGGAAAATCCGGCGGCGGATATGGGCTCCCTTCCGGGCGGTACAAATGGAGGCCGCGATATTGCTGCGACAGGTGTTCCGGGACCAATCCGTGGAATGCTTAATGCGGGTACCGGAGAGTTTACCTCACCGAGCCCGAATGTTCAGATCGACATAAATCCGGGGACGGGTAGGCCGCAACAAGAGTTGCTTAATATCCTCTCTCATACGGTTGAGCAGGTCTTCGGCCCCGGTGCTCGCATCGGTATTTCCTCGGGTCACGAAGGGCGCTCGACCGGCACTCGACGGCACCCGGCAGGAACTGCTGCGGACTTCGTTATCCACCTGCCGAACGGAGAGGTCCTGCCTTACATGGACCCACAAGGCAACAATGTTGTTCGTGAGTTTCTTTTGCAGGCGGCACGGAACGGTATCCAAGGAATGGGCTACGGCTCCAATTATATGGGCAATGCCTTTCACATGGACATCTTTCCGCCAGAGGAGTATCGCGGTGAATGGCACGTTTGGGCGGAACTCGGGAGCGATAGTGAATTAGTTCAAACGATTCAAAATCGTGGCTTGAGCGGGGAAGGTGCTTATCAAGCGCAGCAGACTTTTGATCCTGTCTATGGACAGTACTCTGAAGGAACGTTCGACGATTTCTCGCAGCATCCCGGAGGCAATGCTGGCCGCTACATGATGTCTCCGGAAGCGTGGGAGGAGGCGCGCCTTCAACTTGGCCTCAGCGATTTCAGCCCGGCCTCGCAGGATCGGGCGGCTTGGTGGCTTGCCCGACGGGAGTATGAGGAGGCCACCGGACGGAGCCTTGAGGCGGACATTGCGTCAAGCGATCCGGCTAGGATTGAAGAGGTTCGGCAGACGCTGATTGAATTTTCTGACGGCTTCAGTCTACCCGGTATCGAAGATATGTCGCCGCAGGACTTCTACAATCAGGTTACGCTCAGCGACGCTACCCTACCGGGCGTGATGTATGACGAGCGTTTTCAAGATATTCCAGTCGGCGACCGAATTGAAATCTTTGAGGGACAGCAGCAGGCGTATATAGAACGGGTGACAGCGCGACAGCAACAAGCGGACGCTGAGCGGGCCTCGTTCCTCGACCAACTTGAGGCGAACATTCAACTCGGCAATGCCGGAATGGCCGAGATACAGCAGGCGCAACAACGGTATAATCTGCTGCCTACGGAAATGGTTGGGCTCGTTGATGCGTTTGAAAGTGCTAATGCTCAGCAAATGCAGATGGCGCGGTTTGCTGGGCAGATAAATGATCCCAATGCCTTTATCGATATGTCGCGTGACGGTACTCGGCAGGCGTATAATCAGTACTCGAGCGCCGTGCACTCACCGATCCTCGATGAACAGAATATGGA